ATCATCGATAAAGCTAAAGGGATGACGATGACCGTCACCCGGAATGACGGCACACTCCATTCGGGGGTAAAAGCTAACCGGATGAACCTGGACACCTCTGAGGTTTACGAGATCATCCACTGTTATGAGCGTAAGAGTGATGAGCACGGTGTCCCGGGGGTCTGGTACACGGTGTTTAGTCCCCATGCTCAGTCCGACACTCACGGCAATGATATTTGTGCGACCTACGAACTGCTGGATTACGCTAATGGCGGCATGTATCCGTTTGTCCTGTTCCGCAGGGAGTTCCTGAGTCGCCGCATGGACGACAGTAGGGGGTATGGTGAGGTTGCTTACACTTGGCAACGGCAGATCAAGCAGGAGTGGGATGGTCGAGTTGACCGTTCTTACCTGGCAACAATCCCTCCATTGTTCCATCCCCCGGGAAGACCTCCCACCAAGTGGGGACCGGGAGTCTTCATCCCGAGGGTGCGGTCTGATGATTATCAATTTGCCGACCAACCCAACTGGGACTTCGGGAGTAAGGAGATTGAAGATTCTATCCGGGATACTGCTGACAGGTATTTTGGTAGACCAACATCCCCGGAGAACAAGGCACATGCCTTAATGCGGCAGCAGAACACGGTTTCACGGTGGTTGGGTTGCTGGAAGATGGTCTTTGAGCAGGTACTGGCATTGTACCAGCAGTTCGCACCCGAGGAATTCCTGGTGCGGGTGGTGGGCAGTGACAAAGCTAAAGCACTGTCTATGTCCAAGGATGACATCCAGGGGCAATACGACATCATTCTTAACTACCAGGTCGCAAACAACGACATGGAACTCTTGAGGGGCAAACTAGACCTCTTAAAGGTCATTGTAGGTGAGTTTGACATCAACGGGGTTGTGGACCGCACCGAGTTGATGAGTGTGGTCTTCAGCTACCTGGATCCGATTCTGGGTGAGAGACTCATGCAACCTGCCGAGAATGCCGAGCAGAAGCAGATTGACGAGGAGAAGAGTTCCTTTGCCAAGATCTTTGCCGGTATGGAGGATGACATCAAACCCGGGCAAGCGCATGAACTCAGGTTGGGTGTGCTTGATGGTGTTATGAAAAACAACCCGGCAGCGGCAAAGCGTTACATGGAGGATCCGAAGTTTAAGGATGATCTAGATAAACGCCGGCAGCAGCACCAGCATCAACTTGATCAGAAAGAGAATGCTCAAATCGGGAGACTCGGTGCATGAGTGATGATCTTGCAATGCTCCTTATGGATCCCCGGTTCGGGGAGGTCCATGAATTAATAAAAAGCGTAAGGGAAGAACTCGTTGCACACATGAGCAACCCATCAGTGTCAGAGCATCACGGTCTGCTGGCACACGATGCCGGTGGTGTTGATGCACTGGACCAATTAATCAAAAGAATGGAACAAGTGGTAAGTGATTTTAAATCTAAAGAATCATAGTTAATAACATATAATACATATTCGCACTAGTCCTCACTGGTGCTCTTTGCTGCCTCCCTCAACCCCGGTTACTCAGGTGACCGGGGTTTCTTTTGTTCCCCTATAAAAACAATCGGACAAAGACCCTCACTTGCGAGGTTAACAGCATGGCAAATAATAAAGGATCGGGGACAGCGGACACCCAGCCGGAAGCGGTAAATGAATCTGCGGCAATTGGGTTGGATGACCTTACCCAAGCCCTTATGGGGAACACTGGGGTCATCACTGAGACTGAAGCTGAAAGTGAACAAGCTGATGTCGAGGTTGAAGATGCTGAAGTTACTGAATCTGACGAGGAGGTAAACGAGCAGGATGTGTCAGAAGAGGAATTGGAGGAGGAATCCGAAGAGGAATCTGAAGACGATTCGGAGGACGAGTCGCAGGAAGTTTCTGCCGGTGTCCAACGGAAGATCGATAAGCGCATAGGTAAGTTGACGGCACAGAAGAAGGATGCCGAAGAACGCGCCAGGGAAGCAGAGGAGAAATTAGAATCTTCTCAAACGGAACTGGATGAACTTCGGGAACAATCTGAAACGCCGGCACAAGTTGTCTCTGACAACCCCCATGCAAATATCAGGACTCTAAAGGACTTAAAGGAGGCAAAGACCAAAGCGAGGGAACTTCGGGCATGGTGCAGAAGGCATCGAGATGGAACAACTGTTACGGTTAACGGGGTTGAGAGGGATTACGATTCTTCTCAAATTGCTGAACTGGAACTCAAAGCTCAAGAAGATCTAGAAGACAATCTTCCCGCTAGGGAGGAATTTATAAAAGGAGAACAGGAGCAATCGAGTGTCGCAGAGAAAGCATTCCCCTGGTGGAAGAACAAATCTAGTTCTGAGTACCAAGCCGCAATGGCAGTCCTTCGAGATGCGCCGATGATTAGGGCACTCCCTAACTGGAAGGCGACTGTCGCTTTCTACCTTATGGGGGTTAACCAATATCAGCAGCAGATGGAGTCGGCTAAAAAGCCGAAACCAAAAGCAAAGGCAAAAGCACCTACCAAAGTTACCACCCGTCCATCGAAAGCACCTGCACCGATTGCGGACACTAATTCCGCACGGTACGAGGATGCTCGTTCTTCGTTTACCGAGTCAGGATCGACTGAAGCATTAGCCAATATGTTCGCTGCGAGATAATTAGAAAGAATATAATAATATGGCATTAGCCGATTCATATACAACGGTTGCTTCAAGTCCAGCTACTCAAAATCTGGGCGCAAGCATGGGAAATAGGGAAGACTTACGGGACGTTTTAACGATCCTAGAACCGGAAGCAACTCCGGTGACTTCCACTATTAAAAAGGGTCCGGGACCAAAAGCTACTTTAGTTGAGGTTCTTGTGGACGAATTGAGTGATCCGGTTGTCGCGTCTGTAGACGAAGGCAAGGATTACAGCAGGTTCACAACTACGTTAGCACCAGATCCGGTTAACTTTGAGGATAAGTCTGCGGCTCGCGGTCGCATGACGAACTCTATTCATATTAGTTCCCGCTCTTACGGTGTAACTGATGTGCAGAGTTTGACTGACACTGCCGGCACACAAGGTGCGGGTGAGTTTGCCTTTGGCAAAGCGAAGTCTGTTCGCGAGATCAAGCGTGATATCGAAGCAGTCATCTGCGGTGGTCAGGATAAAGATTCCGCTGGACCGGGTTTTTCGACTCGCGGTCTGTTCAATTGGATTAAATCTGACGGACCTGCTGATGTGCATGCGAAGTACCGCACACCTGCTGCTTCCATCTATGATGGATCCTCTGGGAGTCCTGCTATCGGGGCACTAACTGAAAGTGGGTTTGCTGATGTCCTTCAAAGCATGTTTGAGGTTCGCAGTGAAAAGAAAACTTACATGGGTGTTCTTTCTCCGAATATTGTCAGCATAGTTGACAACTTCACCCGGGTGGACACAAGCGCAAGCAAACAGCGTTACAATGTTAATGACAATGCTTCAAGCAAGACCATTAACATGGAGGTTAAGGTGTTCAACACCTCGTTTGGTACGGTGAATGTCGTTCCTTCGACCTTCTTGAATGTGACGGCATCTCCGTATGCGTATGACGACGATGCCGGGTTGATCCTGGATATGTCACTCCTTGAGATGCAGTTCATGGATCCGATTCATTCAGTTGAGTTGGAAGACCAGGGCGGTGGTCGCCGTGGGTACACGAAGGCAATCTACGCATTGTGCTGCAAGAACCCTCGCGGATTTGGCAAAATCGTAGTAGGGGACTAATCCTAGTCATATCTGGTTACTTATAAATGTCTAACATTATCATTCCTCAGTGCGGTAAATCTCGTAAGGAGAGGGAACTTTACGAGCGAGAGTTCCGCACTGGGGGGTGGTTTTTAAATAACTACATAGACAAGGAAAAGAACGGGTACAAGAACCGGCAGACTTCGATTGCCCGGAAGTACCGCAACTACGAGCGCAAGCGGGGTAGTGAATTTGACCTGGCGGCAGTGGTGGATGCCAGGACTTTCTTTAGATGGCAGCAGGAGGATCCCAATTTCTGGGAAGACCCTGCTAACATCAAACGGTTTACGAAAGATAACCCGGAAACCGCAAGCTGGAAACATGCTTAAATGCGGAAGATTAAATACAGTGAACTTCTCAAGAGGACTGCGGAACGGTCGCAAAGATCTTACGATCAATTAAGCACCGATGATGCCGCTTTTCTTGAGAACTTCATCGACTCCCGTTTAAAGCGGATCTGGGAATATACGGATTGGCCAGACCTGGTTCTGACCGAGAAGCGCACCTACCGGCATCAATATACCCCTCTTTGGTATTCGACCGCTACTGCTGCTACAGAATTGTATGATGCAAACGCGAACCGTTATGTTGTTGCCCTAAAGAACACAACAAATGCCCCGAGCGATTCAGCCGAAACAATAAACGGCGATTGGGGTGAACTTAAAAGTTCATATAATTTTGACGACTACTCGGACACCATAAGTTATGCGGTGGGTGCCCAGGTGTACTATTATCTTACGGATAAATATTACCAGGTGCATACCGCGCCGAGCGGGGCTGGGTATAAACCAGCAACTGAGTATGGAAGCGTCCCTATCACCACAACTTATTTCACCCCTAACTCAACCTACTGGGGTGAGGTTCCGAGATTCGACCGTTACATAGCTTACGAGCAGTCCTGGGAAACAAACAAGATAGGGAATGTGACCGGTGTGTTTAATGCGAGTCCGAGGTTAGACACCACCTCAGATGGAATAAACTTCTTCCTGACAAACCAGGGGATCCAAGTCCCGAATGGGCAGGACAGAGTTTGGGTGCGGCACCGAAAGAGAGTTCCCGATGTGACACACACTGCACACGATGCTGCTAAATCTGATTATGCGGTTGGTGATGTGGTCAAGTACCCGGCAAGTGGTGCAGACTACGATCTCTACGAGTGTGTTACGGCAGCAACCACAAACACCCCAGGGGCACATGCTGATTGGTCCCTGGTAGAGATACCTTACATATTCAAGGACTACATTTCCTCTAGTGCGGCATCTGACATGTTACAGTTAGATGAAAAAGTAGACCTCGCGTTTATGGAGGAGAACAGGGCAGAACGTGCACTGGAACATGAACTAGACAAATTAAACAGACAACAAAAACAAACAGAACAGTTTAACGTATTAACAAGGAATAATTGATATGGGTGGTACAGTAAGACAAGCAACAACAAGGGTTTCAAACGACATGATCCAGGGAATCACAACCTCTGGAAACACGATAATGAATCCAAACAACAATAGAGCATCATTATCACTGCAAAATGTTGGCACTAAAAAAGTGTTTATTAGGTTTAATACTGCCGTGATATTAGGGGCAAGCCCAGGATACTCGTTTGTGCTTTCTCCAGCTAGTGGGACAGATGAAGGTGATGGCGGTGTTCTCTCTGTAGATAATTTTGCGGGTAAAGTTTATGGAATGACAGCATCTGGTGCCTCTACAATTGTAGCAACCGAATTTAATCACTGATGAGCGCAAAGGTATCCACATTTAGTAGGGGAGGGTCAACCACTACGGTGGTTGGTGAGATCACCCGAGAGCTAGTTAACTCAACCGATGGCGCGGGTCTG